ATAGAAGAAAAAAATATTAAAAATTATCATTTTATCTGTTATGAGAAATTTATAGAAGACCCTAAATTAGAATTAAAAAAAATATATAATTTTTTAAATGAGAAATATTTTAAACATGATTTAGATAATATTAATGTAAATTATTCGTGTCCCTTAAGTCATATTCCTTATGGTAAAGTTAGACATTTTAATAAAATTGAAAAAAAATTGAATACAAAAAATATTTTAAATAAAGAATCTATTCACTATATTGAAACACAATTTAAATGGTTCTACGATTATTTTTACAAATTATAAAGATACTTTCAATTAAAAATTATTTAACTATATATTCCATAGGATGTTAAAAATCTAGGAGTTAATCCAACAACACTATGGTATACTCCTTTTTTTATATATAGCATATCATTTTTTTTCATATCAAAAATATAATTAAGATAACCTGTAGTAACCATAATAATAACCTCACCTTGTTGAATGTGTAATATTGTATCTTCTATATCATAGTGAGTTTTAAATCCCCCCATACTGCTTTCGTAAGAACCGTACATATTTATACTTTGATAATAATTTGGAAATAGGTTTTTAAATAAATTTTTAATCGGATCTAATTTTCTTATATCTATGTTTTTTACTCGATAATTTATAGTATTAGTATTTATTTCAACATCTTTATCGCAAGAATTATTAAATAATTGTTTATTTACATTAAAAATTATTTCTTCCCAAGAAAGAATAATATTAAAATCATGTTTTAATTTAACAAAAGGAAAGGTACAGAAAGGTAGATTTTCTATTGGATAAACAATTTTTTGAAAGTTTCTTTCAACTATCATTGAACTATGTAAAAAATTTTATTTTTGTTTTATTTCATCTTTATTTATACTAAATATTAATATATAAGTAAAGAATATAGAAATGAAAATATTAATATTTGGATTACCTGGATCTGGAAAAACTACATTTGCAAAAAAATTAGTGACAGATAAAAAAATACCACATTTTAATGCTGATGATATTAGAAAACTATTTGAAGATTGGGATTTTACAGAACATGGTCGTAAACGCCAAGCAAATCGTATGATGACTATGTGTGATCTCACAGTTAATCATGTTGTGGTAGACTTTGTTTGTCCATTTGAATCGTATAGATCTTTTTATGATATAAAGATTTGGATGAATACGATTGATAAGGGAAGATTTGAAGATACTAATAAAGTATTTGAAAAACCTAAAAAAGTAGATTTTGAAATAACTGATTTTAACTACGATAACATAATAAAGGAAATACATGATAGATTACTCTAAACCAACCGCACAGATGTTAGGAAGATGGCAACCATTTCACGAGGGTCATTTAGTTTTATTCAAAGAAATTTTAAAAAAGACAGGGCAAGTTGTTATTATGGTGAGAACAATGCCCGTAACTGAAAATAATCCTTTTAAATTTGAAGATATAAAAAAAAGAATAGAAGAAAAACTTAAGGATTATAAAGGAAAATTTGAAATTATTAAAGTTCCTAATATTACTAACATTTGTTATGGTAGAGATGTTGGTTACAAGATAGAAGAGATTGTATTATCAAAAGAAATACAAGAAATATCTGCAACTAAAATTAGACAACAACAAAAGATTAAACATGAACATAATGAAAGCTAAAATAATTTGGTTTCCAAAATTTTTAATATCTGTTACAAAAGACAATATTAATTTTTGTATGAATAAAAAACATCTTAAAAAAATAGAAGAGGACATAAAAAAATTTGGTCTTTATTTTCCCGGTGTAATAATGAAAAATGAAATACACTCGGGTCATCATAGAATGTATGTAGCTAAAAAGTTAGGCTATGATGGAATAGAGATGTACGAAGTTAATAATTATTCAGATGTTAATTTTTTAAGTAGATTTAATGAACTTTCTTACAAATTTTTAAAAAGTGCAAGAAAACTAGAAAAAAAATTTAAACCAAATAAAAACTTAAGTATTTAATATGACTTTTGAATCATTAGAACAAGCAAAGTTATTTCATAAACAAAATAAAAACAATTGGATTGGAGAAGCACTGGCAGAATATAAACATGACATAAATAAAATTATAAAAGAGTTTGATGTAAAATCAATTTTAGATTATGGCTGTGGTAAAGCAGAATTTCAAAAATATATTTTTGAAAAAAATTTAAAAATAACAAATTTTGATCCCGCTTATGAAGAATTTTCAAAAAAACCGGTTGGTTTTTTTGATCTAGTTTTATGTATTGATGTTATGGAACATATCGAAGAGTCTAAAGTTGAAGAAGTTTTTGCAGATATTTTTAGTTATAGTAATAAAGTTTTTTTAACAATAAGTTGTTACCCTGCAATACAAACATTACCTAATGGAAAAAATGCTCACTATACAATTAAAGAACCTAATTGGTGGGAAAATAAATTAAAACCCTACGAAAATAAATACACAGTAATTTTTCAAGTAAAACCTGAAAGAAGTAAATTACAAAATTTACCGGAAGAATGGAAACCAAATAAAATTACAATTGAAAGAATTCAAAAAAATATAAATGATAAAAGATTAGATCCTATTCAAATTGAAAAGTATTTATCAAACACAAATCCAAGAAGTTAATATATATTTTTCTCCTTTTAATGGAGGATTTCCTCTGTGAACATAAGGAAACCAAGCTGGCCATATTACTATTGTACCTGTCGTTGGTTTAACTCTAACAGATTGATGTAAAAATTCTGTTTCCCCGCCTTCCTCTACATCATTTAAATAAATACAATATGCCAAAACTCTGTGTAAACAATCTTGTAGGCCATGCTCTATATGCCAGATATGATAACCTTCCCCAGGTAATGTTCTTTGTATTTTAATTGAAGTGTAATGAAAATCTTTTTGGTAGTGTTTTGCTAAATCAATATTGGTTAAATATTTGTTTAATACAACATCAAAATTAGTTAAAAGAATCTTAAAATCTTTAAACCAAAAATTAATATTTTCAGACATTAAGCCGACTTGAAGATCAGCTTTAGCAGTTCTAGGGCAGTTTTCAGATTGCAATCTTGTAAATGCATTTTTCATTTCGTCTTCTTTTTTAAAAAATTGTATGGCATCATCACACATTTTTTTTGGTATATAATTTTCGTATACGCCTATAAAATTTTTTATACTTTCTTTCATAAATTTATATACTAATCTACATTATATTGAGTAGGTCTTTCACCTATTCTTGCAGTTTTTTGTTCAGAGTTTTCTATAATTATTCCTTGTGTCTCTTGATTAATTAAATTATTTAAGTCCCAATCAAGTTGTAATTTTTTTAAATGTAATTCTTCCCATTTTTTTACAAAAATATTAATATCTCCTTTAAAAAAATCGTGATCTTTTCCATCAGAAAATTCAACCTGTTCAAAATCTAAATTATCCCCTGTATATTGTATTGCTCTTATATTATTTTCAATTGAAGTTTTCCAAAAATTTTCTTCATTAACAAAATAACCATATCCTTTAAAATTACCATATTGTTTGATAATTATTTTATCGTTAACTACAATTGTCCATTTACCTATTTTCATAATTTTAATTTTTTATTATATATATCAAAGTTAAAAAGGGTTGTAAAACAGATTTTGAACCACCTGAAAAATTAAGTGATAAATTGTGTGTATGTCCTCCTCCTCCACCTGTTGCAGCTGAAGTTGTAGTGTAGATGGTTCTTCTAGTACCCTGATTTCCTGTTCCTCTTGGCCCACCTCCTGTTGCACCAGTATGAGAATGACTTGGCATTTCATTTGTTGTTATAGTTGTACTTGCTGCAGACCCTCCAATATTACCAGTTTGCGAAACAGTATTAGCTCCACCAGTAGAAGCTAAAGCTTTAGTATTTGATTTACTTAAAACAGTTTTATCTTGTAAATCAGGTACGTTAAAAGTAGTTGAACCATTTCCTGATCCATAAGCAGTTCCAACAACTGCAAACAGTGCAGCGTAAGTACTTCTGCTAACAGCAGCTCCATTACATTCTAAAAAACCAGAAGGAATTGAAGCTGATCCCCAAGGAACTATTATTCCAGTATTAACACCTTGAACTCCTGTTAAATATACACCATCCCAATCATATCTTGTTGCTTCGTAATTTGCCATAATTTTAAGTTTTTATTATATATAATAAAGTTAAATAAGGTTGTAGAACAGAATTTGCATCCCCTGAAAAATTTGCACTTAAGTTATGTGAGTGTGCTCCTCCTCCGCCAGTACTAGTTGAATTAGCAGGCACGCTAGCGCAAGTGACGGCTGGATAACATGGACAATTAACTCCTAAACCACCATATCCTACTGATGCACGAGCACTATTATGTAAATGAGCAGCAATTTCAGCTGTTGACAAAGTTGTATTGGCTAAACTTCCTGAAATATTACCAGTTTGCGAAACAGTATTAGCTCCGCCAGTGGAAGCTAAAGCTTTATTATTTGATTTACTTAAAACAGTTTTATCTTGTAAATCAGGTACGTTAAAAGTAGTTGAACCATTCCCTGATCCATAAGCAGTTCCAACAACTGCAAACAGTGCAGCGTAAGTACTTCTGCTAACAGCAGCTCCATTACATTCTAAAAAACCAGAAGGAATAATAGAATCACCCCAAGGAACTACTATTCCAGTGTTGACTCCTTGAATACCTTCCATGAATTGAGCTGTAATATTATAATGTGTTGATTCGTAATTTGCCATAATTTTAAGTTTTTATTATATATATTAAAGTTAAATAAGGTTGTAAAACAGAATTTGCATCACCTGAAAAACTTGCAGAAGAATTATGTGAGTGTGATCCTCCTCCACCAGACGTTCCAGACGTTCCAGGAGGCCCTATAGCTCCTGATCCTCCACGAGCACTTCCACCAGAATTCCCTGTTCCATCAAATACATGTGTATGACTAGGTATTTCACATACTGTTAAAGTTGCATTTGCTGCAGATCCTGCAATGTTACCTGTAGAAGCAACAGTATTAGCTCCACCTGTGTAAGCTAAAGCTTTATTATTTGATTTACTTAAAACAGTTTTATCTTGTAAATCAGGAACATTAAATGAACCTCCTGATCCACCATATGTATATCCAACAACTGCAAATAATGCAGCATAAGTTGTTGTTGAAACTGATGCACCATTACATTCTAAAAAACCAGATGGAATAACAGAATCACTCCAAGGAACTACTATTCCAGTGTTGACCCCTTCAATGCCGGTTAAATTAGAACCATTGATATCGTATCTAGTAGCTTCATAGTTAGCCATAGGTTATTTATCCCTATAAGTCCAACCTACTGTTGCATCACCGGTATATACTAATGTAAATCCGGCGCCTTCTGTGTTTACAACTAAATCAGCTGCTGTATTTGCTATGTTACTACCATTTCTTCCAATGGTCAAAGGTTTGGTATCAAATGTATATCCTGCATCAACAAAAGATACTATATCACCCGTTGCAGGAGAAGCTGGAAGAGTAATAGTAAAAGAAGCTGTAGCTGTATTTGCTAATATTGCAGAT